ATAAGAAAGTATGCTGATTCTTTTATTAATGATTCTGAATGGACTCAAGTAGGTTTTGACCCTAGAAGACAGGGATCTTTCTATATTAGAAGCGGAGAAAATATTGGTGCTGCTGTTACAGAAGCTACTGAAGTAATACAGATTGGCCCGTTAGTTCTTGCTAAGAATGTTAAGGTTAACAAAAATTATAAGGGCTTCTCTAAAGGTGGTAAAGTTTTAAGTTCACTACAAAGGAACGTTAAATGATATATAAATATTTTAGCACAGATGAACTTAAATGTCAACACTGTGGCGCTGAAGGAATGGATGATAGTTTTATGGTTAAGGTAGAAGCCTTAAGAGAGGAGCTAGGATTTCCTTTTGTTGTTACCTCTGGTTACCGTTGCAAGGATCATCCGATAGAAGCTAAGAAAAGTAAACCGGGATCACATCCTTCTGGTAGAGCTATAGATATTGCTGTTAAAGGTGAAGCAGCTTACAAGCTTCTAGACGCTGCTATCAGAATAGGAATGACAGGTATTGGTGTTAATCAAAAAGGCGCTACTAGATTTATACACTTAGATGATCTTGAGTGGGAAAGTGGCAGACCGCGACCTTGGATATGGAGTTACTAGATGACTATTTTAAATGCTCTTATAGGGCCTGTCACAGGGCTGCTAGACAAGTTTATAGAGGACAAGGATCAGAAGGCTGCGTTGGCACATGAAGTCGCTACAATGGCTCAGAACCATGCTCAGGAGCTTTCTAAGGGTCAGCTTGAGGTTAACAAAGTAGAAGCAGCACACAATTCATTATTTGTAGCAGGATGGAGACCTTTTATTGGGTGGACATGTGGCTTAGGTATGTTTGGTAACTTTATTACTATCCCTTTTAGCAACTTTGTTTTAGCTCTGCTTGAGTACGACATCGTGATACCTCTTGTACCCTTGGAAACTATGATGCCTGTACTAATGGGAATGCTTGGGCTAGGTGCTATGAGAACTTACGAGAAAAAGAACTCAGTACACAGGGATAAATGATGACAGCTATGGAGTTTGTAAATTCTACTTGGCCTATCTTCATGGGTTTTATTACTTTAGTTATAGTATTAGCTAAGATGCATGGTGATATAGAAACTATCAAAGAAAAAGTAAAGGTACTCTTTGAACTGTGGAATAAGAAAGACTGATGATTGCAGAAGTCGCTACAGTTATATCAGTCATCAAGGGGCTTAACGATGCTATATCCACTATAAAGGAAACAGGTGGGCATGCTAGTGACTTAGGTGATGTGATGGGTCGTTATGCTACAGCCAATGAAGCTGTTCAAGACGTAGAAAGTAAATACGTAGGAAGGCTTTCTGTAAAGGACTCTATGAAAATACAGCTCGCCAAGCGACAGCTTAAGATGTTTAATCAGCAGCTTAAGGACTCTATGATGATGCAGGGTCTTACTAAAGATTATAATGAGATCATGGCAAGAGTAGAAGAGTCTAGGCTTGAACACGAGAAGCAGCTTAGAATAGCTAGGATTAGAAGACGCGAGAACATAAAGCTTTTAAAAACAATTGGTGTAGTATTAACCTCTGCTGTTATTTCATTTGGCGTTATACTAAGTCTTCTTATGTTTATATTTAAAAAATGAGGTAACTATGGCAAAGAAAAAATCTACTGTTAACAAGGCGGGTAATTATACTAAGCCTACTATGCGTAAGAATCTTTTTAACAAGATTAAAGCAGGATCAAAAGGCGGTAAAGCAGGTCAGTGGTCAGCACGTAAAGCGCAGATGCTTGCTAAACAATATAAAGATAAAGGTGGAGGGTACAAGTAATGGCGCTTAAAAAGTCTCAGAAGTCTTTAAAAGCTTGGACAAAGCAGAAGTGGGGTACTAAGTCAGGTAAGCCATCTACTCAAGGGCCTAAAGCAACAGGAGAAAGGTACTTACCTAAGAAGGCTAGAGACGCTCTAAGCTCTTCTGAGTACGCTAAGACAACCGCTAAGAAGCGTAAGGATACAAAAGCAGGTAAGCAGCATAGCAAGCAGCCTAAGAAGACTGCAGCTAAGACTAGAAAGTATAGAAAAACGTGAAGGTTTTAACAGTATCTTTATTATTATTAATTATGATTTGGTTAGATAAAAAAGAAGAGGAATATTTAAATGGCAAAACCTAGGAAAGGCAAAGCAAAAGTAAAGGTAACAGCATCCGGTAAGAAGGTAAGCTACGGTCAGGCGGGTAAAGCTAAAGGCGGTGGTGCTAGAGTTAAGCCGGGAACCTCTAAAGGCGACAGCTACTGTGCAAGAAGCTTAGGCATTAAGAAGAGACTACCTAAGAAGAAGCAGAACGATCCCAACACCCCCAACAACTTATCACGTAAGCGTTGGAAGTGTTCAGGGGCCAAGTCAAAGAAGTAAATTACTTTACTATCTTTATATCTAGTCTCTCTGCTTTTAAAACTTTAAGAGAAGTATCTATTACAAAGTCTGAGTGCTTCTTTAGAATCTCTGTAACAACATTTATATTCTCTTCGGCTAACTCCATTGCAGCTAATGCTGTTATAATCTCAGAGTTAATACGTAAAACAGTAGATAGTTTTGTTTCTGGTTCTGCTGTAAAAAATAATTCTTCCATTTTATAATGCCTGTAGTTGTTTTTCTAAGTAAAGGTGTAAAGGGTCAAGTTTTAAATGACCCTCGCGTAGTATAGTTCTAATATAGTTCTGAGTGTAAGGGTCTGCAAAAACCTTCTTTATCTGATCTTCAGGAAAGAAACTAAGCTCTGTATTTATTAACCCCCGCTCATCTATAAGGACTTTAAAGGAGATTAGATTACCTTCCTTCTTCATATCTCACACACTCCGGCAACACATGCTAAGGTCTGTGCACCTTCAGTGTTATCATCTAGCTCTTCTATATCCCACTCAAAATCTTTAGGAAGTTCCTTAATTTGTTTCATATAATTTGCTTTGTCTATTTTCTGATACGGTGCTTGCTTATATACATGCTCCGCTTCAGGTAGAAAGCTGATACCGCTAACGCTGTCAAAGTTTTCCCATATCCACTGACATACAGAGTAGAAGTTATCATCGTTATAGTAGCAAGTCATTGAAGGCTTATGCTCACACCAACTATCTTGATAAACTTTCCACAGCTTTAACTGTTCCATAGCGCCCATGCTTTCAACTGTAACAGCTTTATTAGGTGCTTTCTGCGGGAAGCTAAACACCCAGTTAGAAGCATTCATTACATCTTCTTCGTGAGGAAACCCTGCTTCTATCATAGCCGTAGCAAGAGGATCTTTCTTATCAGCTCTTACAGTTCTAATATAATATTCGCTGAACCTTGGGTGTATTCCACTAGCACTATCTGTCAATTGAGACACTGTACCAGACGGCTTCACGCACGTTATGGCGGCTGATTGGTTGACCCCTAACCTAGATGCCCACTCTTTGTTTGTGTCCACTGCAACGGCTCTGAGGGCTTCTAAGAGCGTTCCTAGAGCTGCTTCACCCGTAGATCCATTAGTGAGCTTGCAGTCCATGATACCTGTCATAGAAACCCCTAACAAAGCCTCTTCTTCTGTATTCTTTTTCCAAATATTACGCAGGTATCTAAAGTCAGTCATTGTTGATTGAAGAGTACCTAGAATTGTAGCGAGTCTTACCTTCTCTTTTAAAGTTTCAGCAGTGTCATCATCTCTTACTACAACCTCAGAGAGATTACAGAACTGATAAGGGCGTAGAATGATCTCTGAGCAAGGATTAGTACCAAACTTATGTGTAGCATCGCGTCTCTCGTTACGTGCTGCAACCTTCTGAGCTGCAATACGGCTAAAGATTCCACGCTCTCCAGACTTAGAATCGTATAGTCTCTTCATCTCAGAAGAGTATGTATCAAAGTCAGGCTTCTCAGAGTAGACAGCACTGTTATTAGCTAAGGCTCTTTGACCGTTGCCCAAGTACCACTCACCATTCTTAGCGTTAGCCATGCGGTTATCAGTAACGTTACTTAAACTAATAAGGGCTGATCTACGTACACCGCCTACAACAACAATGTCTGCAATCTTACATACTAAGTCATGACATTCTAGTGAAGTAAGCTTACGTCCTGCTGCAGCTTTAAAAAGTTCAACAGCAAAATTAAATAGTTCTGCTAAAGGTTGTGGGCCACTTGCTCTACCGCCAAAGGTCTTTAACCTAGCACCTGCCGGACGTATTCTAGTGAGGTCACACTTGGGAATCTTACCTGCATAAAGAAGACTTATTAGTTCTCTGAAAGCACTAGCCCAGCCAACCTTACTATCTGATACAACAACAGTAGAATCAGTATCGTGAAAGCTGTCAGCTACTTCAGGAAGCTTACTAACGTAGTCACGTTCAACGCTGAAGCCTACGCCTGTGCCACACAGAAGGATGTACATTAACTCATCAAAGGAGCGAGGGCTATCAATGGGAAGGTAAGAGCAGTTGAATCCTGCTACGTTGTCACGGTGTAAGGCTGCTCCTGCTGTCATCATGCAGCGCATAGAAGGCATTACCTTTTGATCTGCTATACCGTTGAAAAGTTCTACTGCTTCTTCGTCGTTGATCTGACCGCGCTCAACAAAGAAAGAAAGATAACGATTGATTGTTTCTCCCCATTCTTCTCTGCGCTTTTCATCATCTATGTAACGTGCATATCTACTCTTGTGTATGTATTGTTGGTACTGATCCATCTAATAACTCCTTGTCTGCGTCTTGTTTTCTAAGCTCTTCCAAGCGAATGTTTTTAAAGTTCTTGTTATCTTTTGTTACTTTACCTTTTACTTTTCTATTGTACTTGGTTCTTCTTTCAGTCTTTCTATCTACGTAATTGTTATCCATTTTTATTTTCTAAAGTGTTAAGCAACCTCTCTTCGTACCAAGCCGCTTTCCTTAGATCCTCCGTTCCGTTCTTGTAAGGATACCTCCAACGATACTTTAGGCTGTTACCCCGCAAGTATCCAATGAACTCTTCTTTAGT